CGTCTCCTGAAGTCAAAGGTCTGGACAAAACGATATGCCGACTCCCAGGACGGGGTAAGAGGTTCACGGGCAGAGAGGACCTGTGTCATCTTGGTGGCCAGGTCCTCCAGCTCCAGGTTGGACTTGGGGCCCGTATCGATATGCACTACGGCCAATGGCAGGCTGTTGAATATCTGTCTGTCTTCCATCAGAACTTCACCTCCAGGTTGAGGGCTTCACCGAACCAGATCACTGACACATTGTCAGTCACATCCACTTCGACGGCCAGGAAAGGCAGCACACTGGCTGTCTTGCCCACCACATCATTCTGGTCACTGTCCCACTTGTATCCTGAGATAATGCCAGCACCTACTCTCACACGGCTGTGCACGTCAAAGATCCGGGCCACATACAGTGAGGGCTTTTCGAAACTGTTGTACAGTCCACCCACACGGTAATTATCAGTGATATCGTAAGCCAGCCCAGGGTTGAAGTTGTTCATGTCTTCAGTGATCAGGTGTGTACTAACAGTGTGCACAGTCCAGTCACCCTGGTCAGCCTGGGCCAGGCCCAGGGTAGCACTAAGTGCTATAGCAAGAATTGTTTTCATATCTGCTCCAAATGGCGTTCAAGAAAGTATTTAGCAGGGATCCAGTTCAAGCCTTCAGGGCTATCCTTCAGCCTGTACCAAAGTTTACCGGTCCTATCAGTATCCTGCTGTATCACTTCGAAGTGGGCGCCGACCGGCAAGCCCCACCACCCTTGGTCTATGCATTGTACGTACATCAGAAGTACCTCGTGTTATCCAGGGTGCAGTCTTCAGCCTGCAGCAGGCCCTGGTTCAGGTAGTAGTTGGCGATGAAGCGTGCCGCACCACGGTACACGAACTTGACACACTCCTGCATGTCCTTTGCTTCGACTGACTTGTAGTCAGTGAGACAGAACTCAATCGTCTCTGCTGCAGGTGCATCAAAGATCGCCCAGGCCAGTGCGACTTCTTCCTGGGTGGGGTTATCGATGTCGGCCAGAGCTGAGGTGCTCAGGGCCATTGCTATTGCGAGTATTGTCGGTTTCATATCATTCTCCTGTGGATGTCTAAGACGCCTCCCGGCGTTTCGGCCACTAAGGCCTCATCAGTTAGACTAAAGGATCCGGAAGCGGGTGTTGTGGTTCACGTCCGTGAACGTGCGTTCGTTTTCAGCAACGATAGCGCCTGGGGCAATGGCTTTCAGCTCACCTATCGGCCAGCCACCCACACCAGGCTGCACAGGCACACTGCGTGAGTAGGCTTCCCGGATGTAGTTCAGGTAGATCACGGTATCCTGGCCATGCTCCACGGCAATCTCATTGACCGCGTCGACACCCTCTTCAGGGATGACCAGATATTCGCAGTCATGATCAGCTGCACCAGCGGCAGAGAACAGGACCTTGCTGGACACGTTATTAGCACGCAGGTATTCCTGGGCCTTGCGAAGTGCTTCTTTGTTTTCCTTGTCAGTCTTGAGTGCGTCATGCACCGTCAGTAAGTAGACTGGTCGTTGGTGATTGTGATCTCTCATAATTTAATGCTCCAGTTGATAAAATTTAACTTCAGAATGTTGATTGTTTCACACTACCAGGTCCTGCACCATACCCACAAAGAGATATAGCTTATTCGCCTTGCATCCTGGCCTGCATCACTGTCCAGGTCACACCCAGTTCAGTGTCGACCAGGCCCCAGCACTCACTACGGCAAGAGCTGGGCCTGATCATCAGGTGGCCATCGATGGCAGGCAGCTCCGCATTTTCCCGCTGCTCTGCCTGGTCCATCACAATCGATTCAATGGCGGCCTCCTTGCTGAAGTAGGCCATGTTCCACATCAGCTCCTCAGCCTCCTCGCCACCTTCCTCAGATTCAATGCAGATTGTGTACACGTTCATATGTCCGCTCCATGCAGTTCGTTGATGTTGATCTCCCGGACAGGCTGGTCACCGCTCGCCGGGTATCTGGGATCCGCAAAATACTTGTTGCCCCAGTCGTCGATCCAGTTGTCCGGCTCGCCGTCTCTCGACGTGGACCAGTCAGCCACTGACTCATCATCAGCCACCCCATAGGGCAGGACATAGGCCCACCAGCCGTCAGAGAAGTTAATCCAGGCCTCCTCGACAGCCTCAATGGCGTCGACAGCTTCCTGGAAGCGGCCAGCACACAGGATCTCCTCCTCGCCATCATACACATCGAACTTCAGGCCATGGAGCAGTGCGGTCTTTAACAGGCTTCTATATGCTTTCACGAGTTCACCCCACATACTTTGGTAAGTTTATTGAAACGCAGGTTAACATTCAGCCCGGCCTGATCAACCTGTTCCTTGTTGATTGGCTTGCCATCATAAGGGTTGCCCCAGGCGTTCAGGATGAAGTCTACGCCATTGGCGTATGCTTCCCTAGCAGCTTTGCCGGACGTGTAATCACGGCCGTAAGCAGGTGTCAGTGTAATGTTGCTCATAATCATTCTCCGGTTGATTTCCTAGACGCCCTGGGTGGGCGTTTCGACCGCTATCACTCGGTCTCATCAGTAGGTTCGTCAGTCTCCAGTTCATCAGCAGGTATGCTAGTCCAGGCGCCACAGGACCGGCACCTGATGTGGGCTAGGTTGCCCATTTGACCCATGAGTTCCAGGTCTGCGCTTCCGCACGCTGCGCACATGATCACTGCGCCTTCAACCAGTTGCGGTAGCAGTCGTGGCTGTCGACATAGAGGCCTTCCCTGCTGTATTCAATGACGGGCTCGGCATAGTTAATGTATGAGTTGCGCACGGCTATATCATGGGCTAAGGACCAGAGGGTGCAGCGTACAGTGTTCTCATACTCTATTTCGTTGTTCACTATCCCTACGCCCTGCCCATAAGAATCGACAAGCTGCGTGACTGCACGGCCAGCTTCGAACTCCAGTGTGACGTAATGCTTTTTCATAGTCTCAGATCTCCGATGTTGTGTGGGTGACGGGCTTGCCATCTTGTTCAACAAGGACCACGTGCACTAGGTGCCGCTTTGACTTTGGCGCCCTGAACCTAGCCACGGCATCCTGCTGGGCCCTGTAGCTGGTCTCCGCATACACTTCGATGCGACGCTGGTTGTAATATGCAATATATCCGTTCATCTGTATTTCCTCTTTTCGTTAACTCTATCTACAACACTACTCCCTTTCGGGAGAGTGTCAACAATTATTTTCAACTATATTTGCGAGCTACCCCCAGGGCGTCATCCAGGTAGGCCAGACCCTGGCGGATAAAGTCGTGGCGTGCCTTCCTGTACTCAGCTGTCTTGCCTTGCTTCGACAGGACCTTACGAGTCGCCCGGATGAACTGTTTCCGGCTGGCATACACGCCACCGGCACGCTTTTCGATTCTCAAGTATGTGCTGTATCTCATGATTCATCCTCATCTTCAAATGCAAAATTGCGCTCTGCAGTGTCCAGCTCATTCTCAAAATACACGTTGTTCTTAGCAGCCCAGTGCATCAGGTCAGAGAGCAGATCCCGGAGGGCTTCATCAGGGCTCAGTCTGTCGCCACCCTGATAGGCCCACAAGGCTATTTGAGCGCGTGTTGCGCGTGACGCATTAGTTGGTGTGCTCATTAGCAGCTCCTTGGTGCGCAGTATTCAAAATCAGGCTGGCCATAATATGGCTCAGGCTCAGGGCCAGACTCAGCCCATATAGAGAAGGCAAGCAACGCCACGATCAGCACAATAAGCTGTTTCGCGAATCGTCTGTCTTCATCAGTTCCACGTCTCCACCATTTAACCATGGTCAGGATCCCCCTTGAGTTCAACCAGACGGGCCTGCAGAAGGTTTTTCAGGACCTTGCTAATACCGGCACGCTTGCCGAATTTTAAGAACCAGCGAATACTACCGGCTTCGTGCGAATTCGCAGCATTCAGGGGAGTCATCCACCTATCAACGTCACCAACGGGCACACGGGTCCGTGAGAGACCAGCAGCGTCGATATAAACGATGTGCGCGAACTTGCGCCCCTCGGAGACCAGCAGCACAGTGTATGTGCCGCAGTGGCTGCCCTGCCCTTCATCTTGGGCCTTGTATCTCATCAGTTTCATAATACACCTCGTGGTTGTAGGGTTTTACCTGGTGGTCATCCAGACAGCCCGTGGTGGGCTGTTTCGCCTGTATCTCACAGGCTCATCAGTGGATTTATTAGCAGTCGTGATACCTGCAGAATCTAGACTCATCTACCTCAGCCACCAGCCATGCCTCGAAACTATCCTCCCCGCCGGGATTCTTGGCCAGCCACAGGCCATATGACTGGTACAGCTCATCGATGGATGCGTGAGACCAATAGGCACGGGCGTCGCAGTACTCCTCCCATGTCACCTTGAGTGACAGGGCCTGCACCTCCAGCTTGTACAGGGCTAGGATCTGCAGGTCGGCGTCATATCTAAGAGCAGCCCGGAGGATCTCATCAGCCCCGGTGAGTTTTACGCCCTCGGCATCATAGAAGTAGGACGACAGATTGCCGGTCTTGGCGACCAAGCGGCGATAGGTGATTAGCGTGCGGTCTTCAATTTTCCGGCTCATGATGATTCTCCAGTTGGGTAGTAAAACAGGGGCGGTGCGATAGCTTCGCAGCATGACTCGCAGTCGCATGGTTCAATGCTGGTCCGCGCCTGGGACAACACATCAGCAGCTGTCCACTCATGGATGCAGTGCGTCTCGCTGTAGGTATTGATGAAGCCCGGCTTCAGATACACCCAGTAGCCATTGTCGTCGTCGCGTTCGTCCAGTATCTCATCCACTCTGGGATCACTGGCCAGCTTGATGATGCTGATAGGTAATGGGCGGCTCATGATGAATACTCCGCGTAGTAGTCAGACTCAACACATGTATCAGTGACCCACTCCAGATCCTCACACTCAAGAATGAATGTGGTGGCCGGTGATGGGGCATAGAAGGCAGTGCAGTAGATGATAGACACCACGGCTGCAACAGCTGCGATGGTGGTGGATAGGGCTGGCTTGTTCATTTTGCTACCTCTCAATTAATGGAACTTCATCTACCACATTACTCCCTTCGAAAAGAATGTCAACAATTAATTTCAGTCATGGCCCAATTAAATCGAACCAGGCTGCAGGACCGGCCAGCCATAGCGCCTGGGAGATGTGCCAATGTAGGCCTATGCCATACCAACGCCCCACCCTGGCGCTACCAACACCCCATTATGACCCACCCCATAGCATACCCTGCTATGAGTTAACGCCTTACAGCGCAGCTGAGGAGCTGATCTGATCACACTCCCACCGATATCCGTGACACGCGCACGCACATGCGTAGCCAACGGCCTCAGCTGACCCACGTTATCCCGGTATCCGGGCACAATGATGTGATGAGTCTCATGCTTCGAGCTGTCATCGATTTTCCAGAGCGAGCGCCCAAGGGCCCGCCCCTCGTATCATACCCCTAGCAAAGAGAATTGGTTTTTTCCTGGGGCCGTAAATTTTTTTATTTTTACCATTTAAATAAGATTTTTTATTATGTACAATCTGCTCGCCATTGGTAGGTAGCCGTTACCCCGGTACCCCGTTACCCGAGACGCCCGGATGCTTATACGGAGACACAACCGATACTCCGTATACACAATCAATATACGGCCCTTCGGATAACGGGATAAATACTTGACTTATTCCCGGAACTCAGGGACAATCGGGTTCCCGGCTTGGTATTTCATTCTCCTGGTGCTGAGTGGGGGTTCGGTAACGGAGAGGTGACCGTTGGAAGCGGCACCTCTTTCGAACCGGTTAAGGAGAATCGGAGACATATATGGCCATCGGCAGAATTCCAAACAAACGACCCACCTCACGCAAGATTAGTGCGCGTGGTCTGGCCTATGCGCTCGCCGGCAAGGAACGTCCGTATGACGTTTACCGGTTCAGCGGTGTGCGCAAGTACGAAAAACCCAACCATAATCCCTTCAAGGATCTGTAATGACTGCCTTGACCGGCGTGCTGTTGCCTGCTGTGGCGGCAAATAAGACCCGCAAACAGCGAGCAGAAGACAACAAAAAGGCAACGGTCGTCCGCAAGCCGATCACAGAGACAAAATGGAAAGAATTGCTCGGCGTAATTTCCACGGGTGCCACCCTGCCGACTGCGTTAAAACAGCTGAAGATTTACCCGAGTGCCCTGGAAGCACACCTGAGTGCCGATAAGAAGGCGAAATCGCAGCTCGATGACGCCAAGATCAAAGCCCTCCGAGCGACATGGAGCGAGGACATGCTGGAGGATGTGCTGGTAAGCATCGCCATGGGCGCCACAGTGACGCAGGCCTGCAGGGATGCCGACATGGCGGGCAACATCGAAACCTTCTACCGGCTGATGTTGCGCGACCCCACTATGAAAGAGGCCTATGATGAGGCCCGTATGATCCAGGCCGAGAAGATGGCCATCGATGATATCATTGAGATCTCGGATGAGACCGAGAACGATGAGACCTGGGACGGCAAGGGCAACGCAGCCGCGGTGAACCGAGCACGATTGAAGGTTGATTCGCGTAAGTGGATCGCCGGCAAGCTTAACTTCAAGCGGTTTGGCGATAAGCAGCAGGTTGATCTCGAGGCGAATATTATCGTGGATCACGCAGCCAGGCTGGAAGAGGCACGCAAACGGAAAGAAGCAGCACACAAGAAATAACAGGAGAAGTTCATGAGTAAGCAGTCGTTCCAAAACAAGGTTATGCTATTCATCGGGTTTTTACTCGGTATCGTCATGGCGGGGATGTTCATCGCCACAGCCATGATCCTCCTCGAGAACGTGATTTATGAGTACATGACGGGCGCTATGTCTTGAAAGTAAAATTTATGACATGGTTACGCTGGTGCATGCAAGAGCTGCAGGTCACCTGCTGGGCTGTGCTCCATTCGTTGATGGTTATCATGATCATGGGTGCTGTGATGACGATAGTTATCGGCGGCGCCCTGGGCCTGGCCGCAGTTATTGAGGCCTTCCATCCATGAACGAAAGCGAATTTGAAGACGAACTGGTCGATGACATCGGCGATTTCTATGATGATTTCTACGGATTCGTCATGTATGCGTTCGAGTGGGGTAAGAAGGGCACGTTCCTGGAAGGCTTCACTGGCCCGGATACATGGCAGCGCGAGCAGATGGAGCGAGTCAGCCAGAAATTCCGCGATGACCCGGAGACCACAATCAAGGAAGCAGTGGCGTCCGGCCATGGTATCGGCAAATCCTGCGAGACTGCATGGATAATCCTGTGGGCCATGTCCACCAGGCCGCACTTGAACGGGGTTGTCACCGCCAATACCACCAGTCAGCTGACAACCAAGACCTGGCGTGAGCTCGCCGTGTGGCACAAACAGATGATTAACGCCCATTGGTTCACCTGGTCAGCTACCAGTTTCAAGCACGTTGACCACCCTGAGACCTGGTTCTGCAACGCGATTCCTAATAGCGAGCACAACTCAGAAGCGTTCGCTGGACTGCATGCTCAACATGTACTGCTGATCTTCGACGAGGCCTCCGGTATCCCGGACAAGATCTGGGAAGTGGCGGAAGGCTCGCAGACCACTCCGCGGGCGATGTGGTTCGTATTCGGAAACCCTACTCGAAACACCGGACGGTTCGTTGGCTGTTTCAACGAAGACAAGGGCCGTTGGCATACCAGCCATATCGACTCCCGCAGCTGTAAGATGACCAACAAAAAGGAGCTTAATGAATGGGTAACCGTTTACGGCGAAGACTCAGACTTCGTTCGAGTCCGTATCAAAGGCGTCTTCCCGCGGGCAGGCTCGACACAGTTCATCCCCACGGATATCGTAGATATTGCTATGGCCAAAGAAATGGACATAGAGGCCTGGATCCACATGCCGATCGTGATATCTGTCGACGTGGCACGTTTTGGCGACGATAAATCAGTAATCGTTGTCCGCCAGGGGCGGAAAGTGCATGAAATTTTACCATTTCGTGAGTTAAATACCATGGAGCTGGCCGTAGAGGTTAGCCAAAAGATCAAGGAATTCCACCCAGTTATGACGTTTGTCGACGGAGTTGGTGTTGGCGCCGGCGTAGTTGATCGACTGCGCATGCTGGGCTACGAGATCATCGAGGTCAATGCCGGCAGCAAACCGGATGACGACGAGGCCTATTACAATAAACGTGCTGAGATGTGGGACAGGATGCGTCATTGGCTGCGGCAAGGTGCGGACCTCCCTTATAGCCAGGACACCCGAAAGGCCCTGATTGGCACAGAGTACGGATTCGATGACAAGGAGCGTATCCGCCTGGAGCGGAAGGCCGACATGAAGAAGCGCGGCGAAGACAGCCCGGATGAAGGCGATGCACTGGCCTATTCCTTTGCAGAGCACCTGGGCGAGTCAAATATGCAAAGCTTTGAACCGGAAGACAACTTCGAACCGGACGTTGCTTAAGGTTTACAATAGGAGGCGTAATGTTTACAATAGACCACATTGTCGTTGGCGCGAAGGCAAAAAGATGATACAATCCAGAAATATACCCCAAAATGTCATATATGGAGAATTACCATGGCTATCGATCTAAGTAGTAGCATAAAAAATGCGCAAAATCCCGTGCGTAAACAAGAGGAAGAAGTCCCTATGGTCATGATGGTCAAAGGGGAAAATGAGCGCGTCGTCGGGGATTACAACAGTATCGATGTCATGGAGTCCGAGACCTCAGCCCTCGCGAAGGCCGAGATGTGGACCGCGAAAGCAGTGGGCACGAAGCTCGTGAAGAAGTACCCAGGGCGCCAATGGGGTGTCCAGGTCAACATGAAAGGCGGGGTCATGATCGTGAGCTGTCCGTCCCTCTCCACCGAAAAAGGCTACCACATCTACATGGATGGCAAGAATATCGATGAGCTGTGCAAGACGGCTCTCACGGCCGGCGGCGAGATCCTGGAGCGGTACAATGTGTCCCGTAGAAAAGATTTTGACCCTCAAGACCTAGAAACACTTGATTTCGACTGGCAAGACAAGGTAGTATCGGCAGATGCAGAAACCAAGGAGACGCTCTGATGGGTGATATTATCCCGCTGAACCAGCTCTCGACGGCGCAAGAGGTCGTTGATGGACTCACTAAAGAGGAGCTCGAGGCATCTGAGAACATCGTTATCATACGACTTGATAAGGATGCCAAGGTCTTCGTGTCATACAACCGGATGTCTCCCGAAAGGATGTACTATCTCGCCGGCGTGCTTGATCGATACGCTCTCTCAATCTGAGGATGAATATGAAAACAGTTGATGATAACGTATACGGCTCAATGGATGGCGTAGATACTCCCCCGGGAGAGTCACCCTCCGCGGGCACTACAAATACAGGCGTAGAGTCAACTGATGAGGATTTACTTGCTGATGTCGAGGAAGGCGAAGGCGAGGACAATGGAGACGCATGGCTCCTTCAACGTGCACAAGAAATCTATACGAATTCAACGGACTACCTGGATGCGAACATAACAACAAAATGGGAGACCAATCTATCCCACTTCAATAATCAGCACGCATCCACTTCCCGTTTCCGTCGCAGTAACTATAAACGCTCAAGTGTGTTCCGGCCCAAAACGCGGTCGAACATAAAAAATCAAGAAGCGAATTTTGCCGCGGCGGCTTTTTCTACCCTGGACTTGGTTGATATCCAACCGAAGGTTAAAGCTAACCCGGACCAAATCATATCAGCCAAGCTCACCAAGTCATTACTACAACATCGCCTATCTACAACGATGCCATGGTTTTTAACGGCCATGGGTGCGTACCAGGACACCAAGAATTACGGTGTCTGCATTACGCACCAATACTGGAGTTACCGCGAAGACACTGATATCGTTCAAGCTTTTGACGAGAACCTCGACCCTGTTGTCGAGATAGACCCGGAAACCGGGGAACGTACAGCGATGGGCGAGAAACGGACTATCGTCCGCGATGACTCGCTCCACTGCGACAACGTACCACCTGAAAACTTCCGCTTCGATCCGATGTGTGATTGGCGTGATCCGGTCAATTCAAGCCCATACCTGGTCTATCTGATGCCAACATATGCCAATGAAGCCCTGGAGATGATGGAAACGATCGATGTCAAGACCGGCCAGCCCACCTGGAGGAAATACACCCTGGCAGAGATACTGGCTACCAGCCGGCAGGACTTCGACAGGACCCGGCAGGCCCGCGAAGGCAACAGCCGTATCGACCCGGCCGACGAACAGCGGGGTAACGGGTACACAACCGTATGGGCCCACCTGAATATCATCAAGGTCAATGGCGAAGACATGGCCTACTGGACCATGGGAACAGAGTTGATCCTCACGGATCCTGAGCCTTTGGTCGATCTGTACCCGCACCTGAAAGCAGGCGAGCGGCCGTTCACCCTGGGCTTCGCCAATATCGAAACCCACAAGAACTACCCGGCCGGCGATAACGAGCTTGCCGCACCACTGCAGCTTGAGATCAACGAGGTCGCCAACCAGCGCCTGGATAACGTCAAGCTGGCACTGAACAAACGATATTACGTCAAGCGCGGCGCCCAGGTTGACCTGGATGCACTTATCCGCAATGTGCCTGGCGGCGGTGTCATGATGAATGACCCTGATAAGGACATAAAAACTGTGGAAACTCGGGATGTTACGGCATCGAGCTACCGCGAACAAGACCAACTATCTGCCGAATTTGATGAGCTCGTAGGTGGTTTCAACCCATCCCAGGGCCAGTCAGAAGGACAACAGCCGCAAGGCCTGGGGCAGACTGAACAAGCCGCGGGCTCGGCCGGCGCCGTACAGGATTACTCGATCCGGATCTTTATCGAGACCTGGATGGAACCAACTCTGCGCCAGCTGGTACAGCTTATTCAGATGTATGAGACCGACGAAACCCTTATGGCCATTGCGGCAGAAGAGTCCAATCTCATGCAGCAGTACGGATCAGAAACAGTCTCGGATACCATGCTGCAGCAGATGCTGACGGTACAGGTAAACGTGGGTATCGGGAACACAGACCCAGTCAAGCGCGTAGAAAAGCTTGTATTCGGCGTCACGAAGAGCATTGAGCTCCCGGGCATGGCCGAAAGAATCAAGGCCCCTGCCATATCAGATGAGATTTTCGGTGCCATGGGTTACCGGGATGGAAGCCGCTTCTTCATGAACGATGAGGAATATGCGGCAGAGATGGAAGGCAAGGAACAGGAAATTCCGCCAGAAATTCAAGCCAAGATGCGTGAACTGGATATACGCGAGCAGGACAACCAGGCCAGACATTCCCGCGAGATGGAAGAACTCGGCCTCAGACGCGAAGTCGAATTCTCGAAACTGGCAATGGATAGAGACATGAAACTCGAGGATCTCTACCAGAAACTGGGTGTCGAGCAGATGCGCGACAAGACAATTCGTCAGACAGCAGCCCTTCGTGAGAAGAACAAGGCCACTGAGCTGAACATGAAACGGGCAGAGGGAGGGCAGTCCAATGGCAATTAAACGCAAGGCAGTAGTTAAGAACGTCGCCAAAGCACAAGAAGGCTCCGGGGAAGATGGAGAAAACTGGCGCGATTTGGGAGGGCTGCGGCAGGATCAGGCGGATAAGAAGTCGCAGAAAGCCAACAGAGAAGCCACCAGGAAGGCCCGGTATTCTAACGAAGGGAAGAGCAGAGCTTCATCGGCGCCCAAGCCGGTAACCGGCGATGGCTCTGGTTTCACGCCATATACCGATCACGTCCGTGTAAAGAAAGACAAAGCACGCAAGAAAATCCTGGCCGCTCGGAAGACGGCCTTTTATGACGGGAGTACATAATGGGAGTAGATAATGATGGCTAAGAAAAGTAAAGTAAATCCGGAGCTTGCAACCGTAAAGGGCAGCCGTAAAGCGCACATAAGCAAAGGCGGCATGATCAAAGGCAAAGCCAACAGGGAAAAATACCTGAAAGAGATCTAGCAGTAAAACGACCGGCATTTGCTGGTCGTCAATCTACCCGCGAGGGCGATAAAGGAGAGAAGATTCATGGATTTAAAAGACACTCAATTAGTCAATACCCTGGAATTCGTAGACTCAAACGAGCGTGCTCATTTTGCAAGAGCACAGCTTGGCGAGCAAGTGCGTGAATTCCTAACCCACCCGGCCGGCAGATATCTGCACGGACGCGCCAAACAAGAGCTCCAGGACGCAAAAGATGAAGCCCTGGACTGCAACCCCAATTCCTTTTTCGGCAGACGAAAGCTGAAGAAAATACAGCAAAAGGCTGGAATAGCCCGGGCATTCATGTCCTGGTGTGCCGATGCAATCACGGAAGGAGAATTTTCATACCGTGAACTTGATAACTATAAACAACAATAGAGGGCTAAACCCATGCCATTAGAACCTACAGCTACCCAAGAGGGCGCTCCGGACAACATTAAATCATTCCCGAGCCCCGAAACACTTGACAAACTGAAAGAAAACAGCGATGATCGCGATGTACCAGTAAATCCACGCGATGCAATCTTTGATGCGATGGATGCGAGATTGGAAGAACAGCGTGCCGGGGAGATCGAAGAATACTCCACAGGCGAACGCGATGACGATCTCGACGGAGGCGCACCGGTAATCGAGCCTGGCTTGAATGAACAGGCAGAGATGCACCCCGCGGCAGAACCAGATAACGGGCTGCCGGCTGAGTTGAAGAATGATGCACTTGCAGAGTTTATCGTCATGGATGGTGACTCCGCAATGTTTAAGACCAAGGTAGATGGCGAAGAGAAGTTAATTCCGCTATCAAATGCCAAGGCACAGCTACAGAAGCACGTTGCCGCGGAAGTGCGGCTCGCTCAAGTAGCAGCAGAACGTAAGGCCCTGGAAGAACGCGAGGCAATAGTGCAGCAGAACGAAGCTACACTCAATGCCAGGATCCAGGCAGCAGAAGCCAGCCCACCACCCGTTAGCGCGGACGTGAGCGATCAGGACCTCCAAGCGGAGGCCCAGCAAGTCGTCCAAACCCTCTTTAGAGGTAGTGAGGACGAAGCCGTAGAAGGTTTAACAGCCCTCCTCGGGAAAACTCGCCAAGCCCCAGGGCCGCAGGTTGACTCACAGGAACTGGTAACCCAAGCGGTGGCAGCGACGAGAAAAGAACTCGCAGCAGAGAGGGCGCGAGAGGCCCAGGCTCAACGAGAAAAGGATATCGGCTCGAGCTTTAATAAGTTCAGCGAAGATTACCCGGAAATCGTGAGTGATGTGAATCTTTTTCGTTACGCCGACGGCCTGACAGATACGATTGAAGTGGAGCACCCCGATTGGGATCCACCAAAAATCATGGCCGAAGCAGGCAAACAGACTCGAGCCTGGGTCGCCTCACTGAAAGGTGAAGCCGCACCGGCACCAGATCCGCAGCCAAGCGATCGACACAATCGGAAGCGCAATTTGACGCCTATGCCTCAAGTTCACTCCGCGACACAACCGAGGGAGCTCGAAGAAGCACCCCAGACGCCGCAGAGTTTGATCGACGAAATTCGATCGGCAAGAGGACAGGCATAATAATAACAATAACATAACGGAGGAATTACCATGGCTGGACAAATATGGTCAACAAACTCTCTTGGCGGATACATGTGGTCTGCCAATCTGAGCCGTAAGCTGCGCACTGCGCTGCAGCCGATGGTTCGTTTTCGTCAGTTCTGTGATGCCCGTGAGGCCTTTGGCCTTGGCAAGGGTGAAGCATTCAACTGGAACGTATATTCGGACCTTACCGGTTCTGGTGGCGCTCTGGACGAAACTCAGACGATGCCTGAAAGCAACTTCAGCATCTCCCAGAACTCCCTGACTGTTACCGAGTACGGTATCAGCGTACCTTTCACCAAGAAGCTGGACGATCTGTCCGAGCATCCTGTGACTGAAATCATACACAAGGTCCTGAAGAATGACGCACGCAAGGCGCTTGATAACGCTGCGTATGCACAGTTCGACCTGGCTCCTATTCGTGTGTCAAGTAACACCACCACTGACATCGATGTGTCCACCAGCGGCACGCCGAATGAGATTTCGGTTGAGTTCAACAACACGCATGCCAAGCTGATTGCCGACGAGATGGCGGAACGCGATATTCCGACTTTCGATGGTAACAACTACATGGCTATTGCCCGCCCAAGTACGCTGCGCGGTTTCAAGGATGACCTTGAAGCACTGCACAAGTATACCTCTGAAGGCTGGCATGTCATCATGAACGGCGAAAAAGGCCGTTATGAAGGCATCCGCTACTGTGAGCAGACGAACGTAGCATCTTCCGGTTACACAAATACCGACAAGATCTTCTTCTTCGGTTCCGACACTGTTGTCGAGGCTTTCGCGATCCCTGAAGAGATTCGCGGCAAGATCCCGACTGACTTCGGTCGTAGTCGTGGTATCGCTTGGTACGCTCTCCTGGGTTACGGCCTGGTGCACCCTACCGATCTCACACAGCAACGCATCCTGGTTTGGGATAGCGTTTCTTAAACCGTAAGTCTAACGTAGAGAGGTAAAGCACTATGTCTTCACAATTTTATGATAATGCGCTGCGCGAAACTTACCGTTTCCCTGCAGCTTCACTGACTACTGCTGCCGTCGTGGGTCGTTTCATCGGTCCCGCTGGCAAGGTCGGTCGCGTAGTTAACGTGTCCAGTGTGGTAACAACCACGCTGACCGTTGCTGCTGCGGCCCTTACCGTTGGCAACAACGGCGCAGCTCTCCCCGCAACGCACGGTATCCCTACTTTGACAGTAGCCAATACCGGCCAGGCCTCAACCTATGCAGAACTCCAGGGCAACACTGACCTGGCAGCTGACACGGTGGTAGAGCTGGCAGCTGATGGTGCACCCGGTGTCGGCGCTGCCGATGTTGTAGTCACCGTAGACTGGTACTAATACCACTAACCACAAATTCACTTTGGAGGTGAAGTATTATGAGTAAATCAAACGGCGGAACACCGGCCGGCAAGCAGCCAGTAGCGGGTACGAAATCAACCGTAGCCAACGACACTGGCGCACGCTCTAACGAGAGTGCAGGCGTAGTGGATGGTCTTTCAGTTCGACAGGGTTTCGACTCTGAGAACTACGGCCCTTCCTACAACTACAATGTCGATCCGGTCACTGGCAACGCTCCCGAGCGTATTGTTGAAGCTGTAGCGAAAGGCACTGCCAAGAAAAACGGCAAGACTTTCGATATCTGCTAAAGCAGCCATCTGAAGAAACAAGAAACCCGGGACTTCGGTCCCGGGCTTTTTCGGAGGTAAGGAACCATGTCAGGATCAAGAATCCCAGTAGGATACCCGGGCGACTGCGACAGTGAGGAACCAATCACTGAAGCCAACTTCAAAGAAGGCAGCAGCCTCGCGGAAGGTATCTCAGGCCGACGCACTCTCGATACCACTTATGAGAACGACGGTGTAGATTCGCTGGTGAATAACCCGCGGAGCAACTACGACAAGAACCCAGAAGACGACAAGGATAAGCCTTGGCGTGACTGGAAATAATCAAGGAGAGCATCATGCCACGTAAAGAATCTTACAAACTGGACAAAAGCAAAGAGTATTCGCACATTCGCGGATCCAAGACTCAGCGCCGGTATCAGCAGGACGGCCGGTACTTCGACCACTATGGCGAGTACCTTGGCGACAACCCTGATCGTCCAAAGGAAAAGTCAGTCACCCCTTCAAAGCCCCAGGCTGCGAAAGTGAGCCCCGACCAGGAACGCAAAGAGGCTTTGAAGAAAGCATCTGCGAAGCTTGGTGCCGCCCCTGTCCCGCAGGAACTGCAGGACGCAGCAAAGGAGAACGCCCAGGCATTAGCTGCTGAGGACAATGCTTAGTGAGCACGTTCCTCGAACTGGTTGAAGATCTACACAGAGAATGCGGGGCCGCTGGTGTGGCCCCGACGACTGTGCTTAACCAACGCGGCGAATATGCCCGTCTGGTAAGGTGGGTTGCCGCAGCTGATGTGTACGTTCAGAAACTCTGGGACAACTGGAAGTTCATGCGGAAGGAATACAGCGAGGACACCCTCCTCGACACCGCAGCACTGCCGACCGTGGCCGACGCGGCCAGGTACGACGAAGACACTTTCAAGATTATCGAAAGTGGCGACACCGAAAAGAACCCTATTGAAGTTGTAGAATACGAAGACATCAAATCGGAGATCCGGGCTACCGCCAGTGGCGTACCTGACCGGGTAATTCTGATGCCGGACGGCACTCTGGAAGTTGATCCGCCGGCCAATGGTACACACACGATATCTTGTGACTATTACCAGAACCCGGTGAAAATGGTGGGCAATACTGACACCTCTATCATTCCTGCACGATTTCATGATATAATCCTGGGCCGTGCACTTATTCTATATGCGAATTACGAATCTGCGCCAGAAGTAAAGGCGCAAGGCAATGAAATTTATACAGAAACGCTCGCACGCTTGGAGAACAGTCAGCTTCCGAACAAGTTTGGTTCCCGGTATAGAACTGGAGGATTGTTCGAAGTTACCGCAGAATAAACGAGGGAAGGCACCGTGCGCGAACAAACGAAATCAAATTACTTCCCCCTTGGTGGCGGACTGGACTTAACCACTCCGGCGCTCTCAGTCAAGCCTGGACACGCTCTAACCCTCAACAACTACGAACCTTGGTTCAATGGCGGATACCGTCGCATTGACGGATATGAACGCTTTGACGGCCGGCCAAAGCCCAGCGAACAATCATTTACCGGCTTTGAAGTCTCTGATGCATCCAGCCTCACCCTGGGCGACACTGTAACCGATGACGTTACAGGTGCAACGGGAACCTGCATCGGAATCTATATCGACGATGGCACCTATGGATCGGATTCTATCGGTGTCGCGCAGATCACCGTTGGCGTTTTTGGCCTCGGTAACACATGCAACACCGCGGCGTTCACGATCGACCGTGCGCCCGTACTGCGCTATGCCCCTGATAATGCTACAGAATTGACCTGGTTGCTGGAAGCGCAGGACCTCTACCGTGCCGACATAGGTGTTGTGCCGGGTGCAGGGCCCGCCCTGGGTGTCTGGCAGCGGGATGCAACCGTATACGCTGTCCGGGATA